CCTGTCATGCTCATCATGTCAGGGGATTCAGACCCAGAACCATGGGCAAGAGGGTGCATGATCATCTGGTGGTGCCCCTCTGCGCCGATCATCATGACGAACTGCACCGCACCGGAAGAGAAGAACTCTTTTGGGCGGTACAGGGAGTCGATCCAATTGCATGGATAGAGGATAGGCATAAATGAAATGGTCACATGATCCCCTTCATCGAACCTATGATGCCGGTCGATGGATTAATTCAAGCAATACCAAATCACATCAGCTTCTGAATGTCCTTACCTTCTTTGTCGAGGAAGGATTACCGGAAGAACATCTTGATGATTTTCTGAATGGCATAGTTCCAGACGGCGGATGGAATGAAGCCCATCACAAGATAAGAAAAACTCACGAGTACGGTTTTATGGTTCACAATCTTATTGTGGCGACGGCAGCCAGAAGAATGGGGATATGAAATGAAGTCACCAGCAGAAGCAGCTATTGCCGTCGAGTGCGTGAAGGTCTCGATGTCTCAGTCGAAAGACGGGATCAAGGTGGTCCTCGTCATCCACCCGAACGACAACACTAACGATCTGTTTACCCATCCGGTTGGCTCTCGTTATCAGGCAGCATTCGTTCTGCTCGATGATGAGAACAAGCCGGTCATGCCTAAGCACAAGACTAATGGGGAGCGAGCAGTTGTCTCGGCAGGGATGCTATGTCGGCAACCAGACTTCCAGAAATGGATGGTTGAAGCCGGTTTCTCGCTTGAGGAATCTGAAGAGGCAGCGATCAACGGCCTTCATCATCTGTGTGGGATAAACTCTCGGGCCAATCTTCGCACCAACAAAGATGCTCTTCAAAGATTTACGGAATTGCAGTTCGAATATTCCAAGACGAGGGGATGATGGAGCATGAAGTCCAATCCCATGCGATCAAGCAGGCCTTCATACGGTATGGGCTGGACATAAATCGTCCGGACCTTGTCGATATGTGCAAGCAATGCATCACTGGCAGCGGTCGGCTTTCCTATATCCCGGACAAAAAGGAAAGGCATATCGTTACATGCAGGGGCATGGTGCTGGTGGTTGTCTACTCCGCATGCATCACAAAGGATTTTCCATTCGGAAAGATAATCACCATCCTTCCAAAGCAGGCGGCAATGAAGGGAGCCAAGAGTTCCTATTCCACCAAACCTAACTCTGAAAAGATGCGTCCATCCAAAAGGGCTCCAAAGAAAAACAGACAGAGAAGGGGATACTGATGGCCGATCCATACCCTGACATGCTTCTGCTTGGAGAAGACACGGGCAGTCCAAACGATCTGCTGCGGGATGCCATCATCGATCTGAATATCCGGGTCAGCAATTTGGAAAAGATTCAGGCAATCATATTGGAATATCTGGAAAAGAAGGAAGCGTAATCATGACCACTGTTGGGGACTGCTGGGATGAGTATGTTCGCACTCACATCCCCACTACCATCGGCACCTCTGCCAATGCCAGATACTGGGGCCGCCTGTCTTGGTTTCAGAACCTGAACCCGGAAGCGAGTTCATTCCCCATGGAGGTTAAAGCCTACCTCAAGACGAGGAAGGTGGCACCGGGTACGGTCAACCGGGAACTGGCTATCCTGCGGGCGGCTCTTCGCCATGCGGAGAGGGAGGGACTGATCAGCAAATCCCCTATCGTCAGGGGTCTGCCGAAGCCACCGCCCCGCATGCGATCCCTTACTAGGGAAGAAGCCAAGGCCATGATCGATGGTGCTGACAGACTCAGGCGCTGGAAGGAGAGGGTCTATATCAGGCTGGCCCTGTCCACCGGGCAAAGGCCAGACGCCATCACGGGTCTGACGTGGGATCAGGTGGACTTCACCAACAGGGTGATCGACTTCCGCCCCGTCTGCGAGAAGTCATCCCGCATGAAGAACCGAGCCATCGTTCCGATCAACGACCTCGCAGCCAAGGCTCTGGCCATAGCCAAGCTGCATGAGGACGGTGACTATGTGATCAACTTCGCAGGCAGCCGCCTCAATCATCCAAGGGATATGATCAAGCGCATCGCCAAGGAAGCTGGCATCAAGGATGTCAGCCCGCATGTTCTCCGACACACCGTCGCTTCTCTGCTTCTACAGGACGGCGTTGATCTGCTGAAGGTGTCCAAGCTTCTGGGTCATTCAAGTACATTGATTACACAGCAAGTGTACTTCCAGCACCCGCCTTCTTGGCTCAAGGAAACCACCAATTTGTTGAGGTACTAATGTCGTCCCTTGAAATAATGAGGCGCAAGAACTCAATCGCATATAGCATTGTCGGCCAAGCATTGGCTGACAACAAGTTCACTATCCCTGATGACTGTCATCGATGGGATATGAGGATGGCAGCAGAAGCTGTACATTTCTGTGTCCAACGGTATTCAACTCTCTACATGGAAGCCGGGTACATCAAGAGTACGGCATTGAAAGATGTCTGGCGTCCGAAGCAGGTAAGAGCAGTTCTTGGTTCCTTCCGAACGGAATGGATCAAGCAACGAGCAGGGCAAGAGGTGCCGTAATGAAGCCATTGACCCCGCGCCAGAGGCTGTCCAGCCCAGCCGTACTGGCAGCGGAAGCCCGTCACGAGGCGGATATAAACACCAAGAAGATATACGGACCAGCCGCTCATATGGTGGATTTCATTCGCAGCAAAGGGTGGGTAGTCTTCAAGCATGGGCACCAGTTCCGGGTCGGAACCAAGCTGGGTCCACTACAAATCATTATAGATGTCTACGAACGAGAGAAGCGCCGTGAAGATGATGCAATCAAGGCTAAGAAATTGGATACCGTTAGACAAAGAGGAGAAGCCAAGGCTCGTAGAGATTCAATATCTTCTCATGTCAAAGGGGGTGACGCGGGGAGCGGTGGTTCTGGAGATGAACCGCCCGCTACCGGGAAAGGCACTCGTTCACCTTTTGGAATTAAAGATTATTAAAGATGAATAACACAATGGAACTGGATGCGGACGGCAAGAGATTTGAGAACAGAGAAACGCTACTCGCTCCAATAGAGATGGTGGCTTATCTTTCATGGAGCATTACACGCGAAGTGAATCGAACTCATATAGGATTTGTAGATTTTGCCATTAGTGCCATAGAAAACAATCCTAAGGGATCATTCACTTTATAATCTGTTTATCCTCCCGAGAGGATCACGGTCTGGCGGTAGCCTCCCGGAGTCTTGGACTCATCTCCGTTTCCTTGGCGTACTTCGCCAGTTGCTGGTTCCGGTAGATAAGTTCTTCCCTGAAATCCTCTGTTACCTTCCGGCGCTGTTCGGGAGTCAGGCTCCTGTCGGACAGGGAGGTAGTCATCCGGGACTTAACCTCCCGGAGATCATGCTGCATCATCCTGATGTTGCGTGCCCGCTGTGCTGCGGGATCAACCGAGTAGGTGTTGATACCGACAGCACGGGCTGCCATCTGACCATAGGTGGTTCCGGGTTCTCCATACCTGTTCAGGCCGGTGCCGGATTCCTTGTTCATCAACTGTCCCAAAGCGCCATAGCTGGCCAGAAAAGATGGTGCCACCAGAGACCACGCATAGGAGGTGACATCCATTACCTGTTTGTTCGGGGGGTCGCGCTTGTCTGCGATGGGCTTGCCCGTGAAGGCATCGACGCCTGTCGTCAGGGCAGATACGATATTGAACAGGGGGTTGGATAGAAGGGTGGAAGCCTTGAAGACATCACCAGCATTGCTGATGGCCTCCTTGGAATCCCCGGTTGCCAGATTGTATCCGGCCTTTCCCGTACTCTTGGCCATCTCGTAAGGCATCTGCCAAGGCAGGAAGTAACCCACATCGACAAGCTGCCACTTCCCGTTGGCATCCTTCCAAGGCAGCATGAACATGTTGTCCTTGCGCCGCAGGCCCGGAGATAGGCTCTTGCGAATCTTCTCCTCGTCGTCCTCGTCTATGTCATTGCTCGACGCGACCAGTGCCGGAACCGTGGCAGCCAGAGCCACATAAGGCAGCATGCGAGTCGGATGCTTTGTCATCACCTCGTACATAAGAGGGATGATCTTGTAACTGAAGGTGATAAAGGGCATTCCAATGGGGCTCTGCCGCGCCCGCCTGACAAAGGGATCGACCTCCGAGTAATCGAACAGCCACTTGTTCGCCTCGCGTACCGCCTGCTCCGCAGACATCCCGTTCGGATGTTCCTTGGTCTTGGTCTCCATGGCATGCATGATCTTGGCGATCTTGCCCCATGTCTCCAGCTTCTGGTAGAAATCGGTTACGCTATTGGCTCCCTTGAGAAGCCCGCGATATACCGCACGCCATCCAGCGAACCCGTTCTGCTTGTTGACTTCCAGCTTCTGTAGTTCCTCCGAGATGGCGAACAGTTCCTGTTCGGTCATGCTGGCATTTCCGACACCGAAGTCCTTGGCGATCTTGAAGTACTTCCCGCCAGCCCGCATGTCGGTCGCGGAACGAACCATGTACGTTCCCAGCTTATGGATCGGCACACCTGACAGGTGCAGCAGGATCATGTTCGATGCGACGTTACGCATCTGGGAAGGCGGGTTCAGCGGAACCTTGAGGGTCTTCCATAGGCTGGTCAGGCGGCTGATCTTGGAACCCCTGTCGCCAAACCAGTTGTCCCATGTGTTGTCTGGGTTGACGAAGTTGTTGGTGCCAATGATGTCTTCCGCGATCTGCTTCTGGACGATCATCCCCCGTAGAGGACCATAGTCGTAGGAGTCGGGAAGCTTGGTGTACTTGCTCTGGTCGTAGTTGGTGCGGTTAAGAGCAACGATACCCTCGTTGGCAACCCTGTCCATGTCGTCGGCAATCGCCAGCATCCCAGCCTTGCGGGTGGGATCGGGTTCTCCAATAATCCTGTCTGTCCGGATGTCCTCAGCTTCCCGCTTCAGCCAGTCAGCCGTTACCCTCTTCCCATTCCATGTCACCAGACTCTGGGGCAGTGCCCAGTCCGAGTTATTGGATACCTTGTTGAGGAAATCCATGACCGCAAGGTCGCGCTGCGTCCGGTAGATTGCATGGAAGGTACGGACGCCGGGGTCTTTAATCTCGCCCATGGCGAGGAGTTCTTCTGGACTCTTGGAGCTACGCTTCTTCGCCCATGACAGGTTCGCCTTGATGCCGGAACCCTTGATCCCAGATGCATCGAGAAGATACTTGAGATACAGGCGAGGCAGATAGCTATCGACGTTCTTCTCGGCAACACTTTCCGGAAGCAGATTGTTGTCGATCAGCTTCTGCTTCAGTTCCCCGTTGATGTAGTTCTTCAGCCTGATCGTATCTGCCCGGATACTAGAGGGAATCAGATTGGTATCGGCATTCGGTGTATCGAAGTAGGTGTTGACCGATTCTTTCTGGGCAGAAGTCAGCTTGGCGAAGAGGTTCTTGTACTTCGTACCTTGCTCTGTTGCGGCGTACTGGCTGCCACCAAGAAGGTTCCGCAAATCCCTGTACTGTTCCGGATTAGAAATCTCCGAGAACGGATTGAAGAATTTCTCGACCTTGCGCTTTACGTTCTGCTTCCACGAAGCCTTGTTGATGGCGTAGATCGAGGTCGGGTTCTGGCCGGGGGTCTGCTGGGCAGCCTGTTGCAGGGTTATGCTTGCTGTAGCAGGGCTCTCCATTCCTCCAGCGTCTTCGCTCTCTCTAACCTGATTCTCCAGAGAGCGAACTCCTTTATTCCCTTCCTGTTGGCTGGCGTTGGGTTCATTTCCAACGCCATTATCATTGACTCCATAACCGCGTCCGGTGTCTTTTTCCAATCCGCTCCACGTATTGGTGTCTCCGAGTGACGCAGTATAATTTTCTGTATCTGGTTCATAATAGGCATCCGTCAAAGCGGTTATTTCTTTTCGATACGAAAAGACAAGGGCTTCAAGGTCATCAAGATGACCCCTCATTACATCCGGTCCGGGAAGATCACCGATAGCAGAAGCTAGGTCGATTTCCTGAGAGGCAAAACTAGCGCCATGATTCCGTTCGATTTCATGAGATGCTTCATGAATCATCAAGGCGTACCACTTGGCAGCTATGCCACGAGGAGATGTGGTTCTTCCTCCCGCAACAGTGCCCGCTCTTTGCAGAGCAAGGGGGTTAATGAAGAACCCATTGAACGGAACCCTTGTACTTACTCCGCGATATTCCTTGTCCAAGGATACGCCGACAATCCTTTTGTCGCCAGAAACAAAAGCCGCAAAGTTCTTCTCCCCTCCCTCGCTCGCGACACGGCCCAGCGTAAAGGCAAAGTCCTTGACGATGGAACCAAACTTGGCAAAGAATTCTTGTGCCTTCTTGGGGTCAGTCCCGGATTTCTCTTTAGCCCGCTCGATAACATCGATGTTCAGGTTGGAGTGGAAATACGGATTGCTTGGATTGAGTTTGGCAGTATCGGAGGCGAAATTATTTTCAGCCATCATGGCTTCGGTTACAGTGGACTGCATCTCCTTCCACTTCCCGGAAGTCGAAGAACCAAGGGATGTGTATGGCATCTCCATAAGAGACGACATCTTCTTCACATCTTCTGCAATCGCTCTGCGATTTGATTCGGCCATGATCGCTTGCGAAATGTTCCCTACATCTTTGGCAATCTGTGGAGCCCAGTTCTCTCTGTCCGTTCTGAACGGATAAACATCTCCTCCGGAGCGGGAGTCTTCAGCAGTCACATCCTGAACGGGACGATTGTTCGGAAGAACATTCACGATTGCATCAATGACAGGGGATTTGCCGCCCACATCTTTGACGTTCCAATTAAACTGGGGCATGCCAGCACTGTTAACGGCAACACTCCCGCCGTATTTCTGCATGTCCTTCCCAAGAAATAGTTCAATCTTGCCCCAAGGAAAGTTCATCTGCTTGGGGGGAAGAAATTTATCCATATCTGTTGCTGATGATTTGTCATAGTCATTGGACCTCATCTCATCCGGATTGTTTTCCTTGGTGTTAGAATTATAGATATCAAAATTCCCAACGAATTTACTGTCGAGAATGTTGGGCCTTGAGTATCCCCCAAACATCTGGAACGGAGTCTTAGTTCCATCCTTGTTTTTCTTTTCCGAAGGGAAGGTAACTTGAACAACCGTGCCATTGGGCCTGTCGGGGGTATTGGATACCCGCGCCTGAATCGGCACGTTGTTCGTCAGCATATTCTTGATGGCTTCTGGATTAGACCTGACTTCGGTCGTCACCCCATTGTGGGTGGTCTTGACGTATATTTCCTTTGAGCCAAGCAGGAAGGCAATCTTCGCCAGACCATATCCACCGGAAGATTCCTGCGGAGACAGACCTTTCTTTTCTGTGCCAAACACAGTGAAGAAGGCTTTGGTTACGGTGGGAGTGGACATGCCAATACCATTGTCCTTGATGGTAACGGTATTGGTAGCATTGTTCGCAAAGATTTCGACCTTGCCGCGACCGTTCAGGGTTTTGTTCTTCTGTGCAGCCTTGATGGCATCGAATGAATTCTGGACGAGTTCCTTGGCTGTCACCTGATCAATGCGATCAGAGTACATGGTCATACCAAGAACATTCAGGGCTTCTGCGGTAGAGAAGCCACCCTGAATGCTTATATTCTTTCCTTCTTTATCCTGACTGAACTTCTCAGCCACCCCACTGATTGGCAAGGGATCGGCATTCAGGGAGTACGATGTTCTCCCATCTGCGGCGGTCTTCTCATCGACACTGAACATGCGCTCATAGACTTGCATGATATGTTCCGGCACCTCGATGGACTTGCCATCGGGGGTCCTGATGTCGGAAGCCTTGGCGTAGACACCCTTCAGCCATGTAGCGAACTGCTTGAAAATCTTTGTGAGGGCTGCCGTCGGGCCTCTTCCGCTATAGAGGAACAACTCGAAACCGCGAGCGAACTTCTCGTGCTGGGCGGTGGTGAAGGGTTCGCCCTTGTTGCCAACCCAATCCCTGATGGTCTCCACATCCTTGGCGATCTGGGAATGGAACGGTGCATTCTTGACCATGCTCCGCAGCCAGAGATGCGAAGACTCATGCATGAACGAACTGACGTTGGCTGCCTTGTAGAGCCGGATGATGGCGCTGTTGGGCAGCAGTTCTATCTCGGCGTTGACGATGTTCTCGGCAGTCTTCTGGTCGGGGTTCTGCTTGAGAAGACGGTTTGTTTCATCGAAGGTGCCGCGATTGAACTGGCTCTTTGTCTGGCCGTCGTTAAAGGGCACCACATGCAGGGTGTCCTTGGTCATCTCCTCCATGTTGGAGAACTGCTGGCCTGCCTGTTGGATCAGGCCGTCGTAATTCAATTTCTTGGCAAGGTCCTGTATCAACTGGCCGAACCCGCCGAACTCAGGGTCCGGATCGACATGACCAAACTTCCTGATGATGTCGTATACATCCTTGGCACTGACATTCCCGGTATTCTGATACTGGTTGTTCAGGATATTGACCGGGCCAGCGACATCAGCATTAGGATGGCTGTCGGCAAGATCATTCAGCGCCTTGATCAGGCGGGTGTAGTCTCGCCCGGTGAAGTTGGTGCCGTTGGTCCGCATGTCCATGGGGTTGTTCAGTCGGACATAGACCGGCATCACCACGCCACTGGTGTCTCCAAAGATTTCCTTCTCGGCAATTGAGCGCGAGACGTTGTTACCTTCCTGCGCTTCCAGTGCGTCATACACCTTGTTCGGCAGGGACAGGAGCGCCTCAGGCCAATACTTCCCTTTCAGGACTTTCCCGACAAAGCTGTTGGCATCCCATGGACCATTGTTTGCAAGGTATTCCGACAGGTACTTGGCTCTCTCCTCCTTGGGGAGGTTGGTCAGATAGTCATCTATCTCGGACGTTCTGCGATTTACACGGTGGACTGCATCGGGACCTTCACGGGTGCCGTAATTAGCCGAAGCATCACGCGGGTTTGTGCTGACGTAGAAGCCCTGACCTAGGGCACCCGTCTTGTCTCCCTTGCGGGAGTTGACCCGCCTTATGTTCCCATGGGTGGTGCCATGGTAAGCTTTGAACACAGCGGGACCGCCGCGATAGTTTGCAGGCCTCTCCACCAGAGGGGCACCCTTGGCCCATCTCTTGAAGTTAGCCCACCATGTTCCGCGATCCTCGATCAGCCCTTCCTGAGGACCTTTGATGTCCCCCTCCTGCTTGAGGATGTTGGAGCCCGAGTCATAGGTCCCACGGTTATGGACAGACTTGATCTGGTTGGCGTCCTTCAGAACAACCCAGACGCCGTTCCCGTAGGTAACTCCGTCGTATCCCTGACGCCGTAGCTGATTGAAGAAATCAGACTGAACCTTCTTGTACCCCATGGCACCAAGGCGTCCGCTTGCCTGATTCAGTTGATCCGTGTCGGCCCTAGTCATGGTGTAGGGATTTTCGATCCTGACATGGACCGGCATCACCCGCGAAGCGGTGTTGGTCTTCTCCATCTTCCAGCCAGCACCTTGGCGGTATCCCATGCTGTCGTTCTGCATGGCGTACTGAGACGCAGATTCAGGATCGGTGGTGAACCACGCACCATGGGGTCCAACCTTGAAGCCAGAGAAGTCCTTATCCTTGGAGGTGCCGTGGTAGAGGGTGATGGGGGCACCATCTTCATTGGCTACCTTGCTGCGGCCAAACCAGTTACGGAATGCTGAACCCAACTGACTGAGGGTCGTCTTGTTCTTTGGCGGCCAATGATGATCAGTCGCAGCTTCAGCAAACTTCTTCGCCTCTGGCAGAGGCATCCCGTTGTTGTAAGCTTCGACAACTACCCTGTCGTAGTAGCTGTTGTCGTTCTCGGAGGGACGCTTGGCTGGATAGTTGGTCTGCGCTGAAGCGGACGTTGTTTTGGTGGGATACTTGGCTTCGGTTGTCTTGGTCGCCTCTGCAACAGGGTCCTTCACGCCCTTCTTCTGTAGCCGAAGGATTTCGTTGTTGAAGAACTGCGTCTTGCTCTGTTCTGGAGCAGCAGGCACCTCGGGGGCGGCGGTCGGCTTCTTCAGGAACTTCTTGGGTGGGGGTGCCGCTACCTCAGGCTGGGCATTCGGATCGCCGCCATACTGGACCGAAAGATTCTCCAGCTTGTACTCATCGAAGGCAGTCGTGCCCTTTAGCCTAGCCAGCGTCTCATAGCGATCTCGCCAAATCTTGGCCATGGCATTGATCTGGATCGGATTGGCAGATGCCTTCTGGCCAGCCGCGATTTCCTGCTGGGCCACAGCCCTTAGCTGTTCCGCTATGTGATCGAAGACTTGCTGCCCGGTATTATCTTTCTTCCCAGCGGGGGCTTTGGGGGGAGGAGGAGGGGAAGGGGCTACAGGGGCCGCAGGCGGGGCTACGGGGGCCGCTGGAGGGGGTGCCGGGGAAGCCGGGGGTTGGGGGACAGCAGGACCGGAAGGCCCTCCAGCAGGCCCGGAAGGGCCACCCGGAGGGGGGCTACCCAGAGGGGGCTGTGTGTCATCCCCGCCATAGCCGGTGCTACCGGGCGTACCATCGTGGCGATCAGCCGGGTAAACCTGAGGAGCGTAAGGATTCGGGTATTCATCCGGACGCTCGATATAGGGAAGCAGCTTCTGAGGCGTGAGATCAGGAGCAGGCTTGGGTTCTCCCCATCCAGTGGATGTCGGGTCTAGGTCATGCCTTCCAGCGGGATATGTCTGAGGTGCCCATTCATTCGGGTACTCAGGCATATTGGGTCTGTATTCAAGCAGTCCTGCGGGTCCCGGAGGGGGAGTAGACGGAGGAGCAGGCGGGACGGAGGGGTCATCCGCCGTGGGGGATGGGTCGGCCTGCGGTTTCTTGATTCCCGAAGCACCACCACCCAGCAAACCCATGGCACCACCAACGATACCAGAGTCTCGGATTTCTTTCCGAACCTCCGGGGGCATCGCGTAGGCCTTTTCTGGATTGGCCTGTAGAACCTCCAGCCACTGCTGCGCCATCTCTGTGAGACCCTCCGTAAGGCCTCCCTCGATGGCTTTAGCGGCCATACGGCTGACGGTCTTCTTGGCAATGGAAGCCGGGACCTTGAACAGTCCACCGAACAGGCCGCCCCCAAGCAGGGAGTCCAATGACGCTTGAGCCAAGGCAGTGCCACTCGCTGTGGCAAGGTCGGTATCGGCAAGCGGAACCTTGTTCTCTTCGGTCTGACGCTTGAGGTTAGAGCCAATGAATTGGGGTATCGCCGCAGCGGCACCGCCAATAAGGGAACCAGCCAGCGAACCCAGAGGACCGCCAGCGAGGCCAATAGCGGCACCTGTGGCACCACCAGCCATGACGGGGGCCATGCTGGGCAGCGATGATACTGCCTGTTCATAGATGCCCTTGGCGCTATTCCATGTCCACGGGTTCTCCTCGATCTCGGTGAGGGGACGAGTAGCTTGACGGGCGTAGTTCTCTTGCGCCTGCTTCTCGACTTCCCCGGCCCACTCAGGCGCACCAACGGCATGCAGGATGCGGGCTCCACCCGTCCGGAGATCACCCTTCAGGCCTTCAATGCCAGCACCGATCAGAGTCTCTTTGGGTAGAGGCGGGGGAGCGGGAGCCTTCTTACTGACGACGACCGGATCGTTCGCCCACCATTCATCTCCCTTGGAGGGAGACTGCCCAGCTATTGGATCATTCTCCCACCAACTCATGGCTTCGTCCTCACCGTTCCATCGGGGGCAGTGTATTGGGTGCCGGAAGGCATACGATCATAGGCAGATTTGGTTGTGGGTGATGTAGTCACCCGTCCGGACCTGTCGGCAATACCGCCGCGAAGCTGACTAAGGTCTCTAACAAGGGCGTGCATTGCAGCTTCTTGAGCCGCAATCCTTTCGCGGAGAGCCTTCTGTTCTTCCGGGCTGGCCCCACTCGTGCCCATGGCAGTAAGCAGACGCTCATTCCTGTCTATGGAGGTGGACAGGGTATTGATGGACGACTGAATGCTACCTGCTTCCCTTAGCGCACGGCTTTCTGCACGATCCAATACCCGCTCTTCGCGGGCATCGGCCCTAGCAGAGGCAGCATCAGACCTAGCACCAGCAGCGGCACCAGCAGCATCCCGTCTGGCTGCCGCCTTCTCCCGCATTTCTTCGAAATGCATCTTCACCTTGACGGCCATCTCAAGCTGTCTCTCGTCCCTGTTGGCGCGAGCAATCTGGATGGCATTCTCGGCAGAGCGGATAGCCTGATTGGCGACACGGAACTCCTTCTCTGCCGCGCTCCATTCACTGATGCCAGCGGTTACGCCAGCAGAGATGTTGGACAGCGCATTGGAAGAGGTGCCACCAGCCATGGTCATGCCAGCTTTAAGCAGGGCCAGACCCTTGTCGCTTTCCCGGCCAGCCTTCAGGTCATCGCGCTCCTGCTGGTTACGGGCCTCAATCTCACCGAATCGATCTGGCAACTGCAAGCCACGGACCTGTCCGACGAAACCATCGAGATCAGGATTTAAAGCAGCACCAATGCCACCATTAGGAGAGCCGCCGCCACGACGGCCATCACCACCGCTAGGTCCGCTTGCATCAGGAATACCTCCGCCCGGAGGAGAAATCTGTCTGCGCGAAGAAGGAGGGGGTTGAGCGCCCGGAACAACAGGTCCTTTGCCCTGAGGAATAGGTGCTTTGCCCGGAGCAAAACCTCCTTCATCAACATCTCCATTCGGGTTACTCAGGGCAGGCTCAAGCCGCCCGGTGTTGTCGATCCCTGCGGCGGGAATTCCAGCGGAAGACGCGGTCAGGTCTTTTTTCTTCTGCTCCAGAACAGCATTCTTTGCTTCAATTTCCGCACGCTCGGCTTCTGTAGTTTGTGTGAACCAACTGGGTCTATTGCCTACCTGCTCCATAGTGAGCAAATCTTTTTCACTAAAGACAGGCTCGGGCTTTTTATTCCATTGCTTCACCAATGGGTCCACAATGTTTCTTCCGAAAGCCGAAGAGCGCGGCTCAGACGGCAGAATATATGTACCCTCTGGATAGGGATTGTATTGATTGCCTAGCGCGGGGTTGATGGGACCCGGTATTCTATTTTCAGACTGACGGGAGAGCGGATAAGGATTCGGGAGAATGGCATTGGGATTCTCCAATCCAATCCGTTCCCTCGTCGCTTCAGCATCGGCTACATCCTGTTCGGTGATAGCCGTTGGGCGAATGCTACGCTCAGTCGGCATACCCATTGCCCGCTGTGCGCGATACAGCCAACTCGGAATACCGCCGCCCTTGTCGAAGCGAACCGGACCACCGTCACCAAAGCGAACCGGACCACCACGGTAATAGGTTGCACCAGTACCACCTCCAGTGCCGTCATCCCCGCTGTTCCCTGCTGACGCCGCGCCTGCACTCGCCGCGCTTGCGTCTGCCGCAGCCCCATCTGCTGCGGCACTGTTGCTAGAAGACGTTCCGCTGTCACTAGCGCCACCACTACCCGGTCCACCAGAGTTGGCACCGCCGAAGGTATCAATGTACGAAACCGATTGATACGGGTTCATGTTGGAGGCACCGGCAATCCCAAGCCTTTGGTCGGTGATGCCGATACCTTTCAGGATATCCTGAATGGTCGTTGGGCCGGGAAGGGCTCCAGAGGAAGCCAAGGCTGCCTTCGTGGGCCTTAATGCTTCCTGTGCCTTGTCTGCTTCAATAGAAGAGAATGGACCAGTGATGGCGGGAATATTGTTTCCGCTGCTGGAAGGCAGTGCCATCTGACCAGTAATCATACGCCACAAATCCGGAACAGAAGTGTTTCCGTATATGACGCCGCCATTGTCATAATGCACCGGACCGCCATCGGCAAAGCCCTTGAAGCCCAGCAGTCTTGGAACAGGACCAATCATAGAGTTGGCAAAGCCTTTGAAGCTGTCGCCAACAGACTGCCCTGCGATGATGCCAGCCAGCGGGCCAAGGGCTGCGGGGTTGAAGCTGCCATCTTCCTTCTTGAATCCAGCAAGGATATCCTTCTCGTCCTTGCGCGGAGGGGAGCTACCATTGTTTTGGCTGTTATAATTCCCAAGCGTTCCCATGGTGGCTCCAACAGCCGGTGTCGCGCCGGGGGCCATGATGGCACCGCCAGCCGCGAACTGCTGCTGCTGCATCGGAGCCTGCATCGGAGCCTGCATCGGAGCCTGCATTGGAGGCTGCATTGGAGGCTGCATCGGGGGCGGCATCGGCGGCTGTTCCCCTCCGGGGGATGAAGGCATCGCCCCGCGTACCGCCTCGCCGTACTTACCGACATCAGCACCACCAAGACCGCGAGAGAACTCTTCGGCCATGCTGCTACCGGGCTTGCCCTGCAAGGACTGGTAACTGGCACGCATGTCCTTCCGGCGCTGGAGTTCGGAGAGAGCCAGATACGAAGGCAGCGCCCCAGACGGATTGAGAAGCTCCTGCTGGAGTTGCTGGTCCGAAAGTTCCTTGGCGGAATTCTGCTGCTGAAGGATGTTCATTAGTGTCTCACTTCCGACCATTCGGTAGGGAACAACGGCTGCGATTTTTGTGCATCACGGAAAGACCAAGAGTCATTTTTCCTGATGCAGATTACATCTGAGGTGCCGTCCACAAAGATGTGAATAAGCAAGACTTCCGGGTCTACCTTCAGAAAAATATCGATACATGCCTCGGACATACGGCACCCTTCTTCGACCGCAAAGATAAGACCCTCTTTGGTTGCGAAGTTATAGGAGATGCCCATAACCCCACAGGTGCAGTGCGTCCCGTGGGCCATTACCCGACCATCTTTGCCAGACCAGCAGCCCCGAGACCAAGACCAGCAATCTGACTCGTTGTGCTGGGTGGGGCAGTGTACCCGGTCGTGCTGCTGTTGGCCTGAACAGGAACGCCTCGCAGGATTCCACTCAGCCAGTTCATGTTCTGCCTGTCGTAGTCCCGCTGGTTGATGAAGTCCTGATACGCAATGTCCTTGCCAGCCTGACCGTATGCCTGCTGGGCACCACCAGCCTGTTGTAGAGCAGCGACATCAGCCTGACCAGCAGCCTGAGTTGCGGAACCCAAGTTCTGCTGTCGCGTTCCAACGTCGGCCTGTAGCTGGGCGTTCTGAATGCCGTACTGGTTGTTCGCCCCCTGCGCGGCCATGATCATCTCGGCCATCTTCTGAGCATACTGGTTGTTAAGCTGGTTCGCATTCATCGTGGACGAACGATCTTGATTGAAGGCAGCCAACCCGCTGCTATAGGCGTTCTGAAGTCCTTTATCCTGAATATCCTGAAGCCCCGTATTCAGGTTGCGGGTAGCTTCGGAAGCCTCGATGCCCTGACGGTATCCGCCAAAAGCACCCCCGGCTTGAGCACTCCTGTTCAGGACTTGCTGCTGCTGGCCATAATCCCTGATAGCTTCCCGCTTGTTGATGTCGGTGACGTTCTGCTGATAGGGACTCATGTACTGGGAAGCTACATTGGGATCGATCCAGTTCTGCGGCGTGTAGCCATTCGCCTCATAAGTGTTGGTGACTTGGGTGGGATTATATCCACTAGCCGCCTGATATCTCTGGGATGCCTGATCGAACATGGGCTGGTAGTTGCCGACATTCTTATCGACATTATCGAAAGCCTGTTTCTGCTGAGTACTGAACGCTTCCTGACGCTCCCCCGTATAGGGTACGTAGGGATTGTTGCTGATCGCCTGCGCCCTATCCATCATCGACTTGAAATAAGGTTCCGCATAAGCAGGAAGCGACGAACTGTTTACGTTCTGAGTCGTCGGCTGCGACGGGCTAGAGCCGCCTTTTCCACTACCCATGATTAATATCCTCCGGTCACTTTAGGTCTTTCTGATAGGTACGGTACATCTCTCGATACCCGTTCGGAGCTAGGACCTTGGACCATCCGGACCTGCCTGTAAGTTCTACGCTTTTGCATTTACAGTCCAAACCCCATTGATCAAAGACATCGCAGAACTTGTCTTTCCAATCGTCCAGTCGGGTGCCGCCAAGAAACTGGCCGCTTAGAAACTTCCCGTCCGGGTACTCGGTGCAAGTGCTGGTGACTGCCGCAACGATCTCAAACTTCTGATCGAAGATCACCCAAAGCTGAAACTCCCCCGTAGTCAGTTTCCTTTTAAGATCATTGATCTTGTATCGGCCACCGCTCATGTCGGTCGCCACCTTCAACATGTTTTTGACGCGGTCCCATTCTTTCTCGACAGCGAAGAGAGGGACGAGGGAAATCTGGAGATCATCTGCCATGGGGGATTAAGCCACCAGCATCTTTGCAGGGTTAAGCGGGCGCGGCGTCCTGTTCTTGGTGCCGAACTTCTTCTTCAGAATCCTGTCAGTCATGGCCTCAAGCTGGCGGGAACCTTCCTCGGTGGAACCATTCCCCAAGGCAGAGACTGCCGCAGCGGGCATGACATGCTCTCCCGAAGAGAGGCTGGCCGGTACGCGACCATCGATGATGGCGGGGATGGAATCATCCAGCCCGTTGCCCGGTCCCGATATCGCACGGCTTAGTCCACCATGTGCCACGCCGCCACCGTCAGCGTAGTTAGTGTCGGCTTGCTGGTAAGCAGACGGCAAGTACATATCCCTCGCGGGCATGCCACGCTGCTGCGCAGACCACACCAACTGTCGGTATTTTCCGTCGTACAAAGCACCCGGTTCGTTCAACGACCTAGACGCGCTCTCGTAGCTGGAGGGCTTGTCGGGCCATGCTCTGCTGTAGCTGTCGGGGTGCGTATCGTTGGCGTAGGACACCAAGGAGTACAACTCGGGGTCGTCACTCTGGTCAAACCCACCGTCCCGCCCGTTCCCCGGCTGCGTGACGCGCATCGCGCCTGCCTTGATGAGGTTCTCGGCGTTCAACGGAGGGTATTTACCCACCGTGAGGTCGCTAAAGTACTCGTTCGACGGGCGGACGTTGCCACCATCCCGATAACCCCCTCGGAAATAGTTCCACTCAGGGTCTCTTCCCGGCCTATAGCTGGAGGGTGCCTCGGCGTACTGGCGTCCGGTGCCAGCAGTCGAGGCTGCGGGGTAGGTTGGCTCGACGGGCATCTGCGGCGGGGGCTTCTGGTCGAACATGCCCTGACCGGCAATGGACAGGCCCATGGGGAGGAGCGTCCTTGAAGAATTCGTTCCGAAGGTTCCCCACAAAGCCTTGGGGTTGGTCAGATTACCTGCCGCCTTTTGGGCTGTGTCCAGATAGTTTGATCCAGCATTGGATAGCTGGTTCCCCATGTCCCCGAACATGCCGGGGGCAGGAACCTGCAATGGGGCACCGACACTAGTAGCACCGGCCCACGGCTGGGCGCTGGACGCGGGAAGATACTGCCCCTGATCAAGTGGGTTAAACCTGTCGATGCTGCTGGTGCTGGGCATAACAGATGGATCAAGAGGAGTACTACCCGGAAGGGCCGCGCCAATACCTCCTGTGGCACCCTGCTTCGCAGCTTCCTTGGTCGCAGCTTCAGCCGCCTCGGCAGCGGTAGCCCCTGTTCCGCTGGCCAGACCCTCCAGCGCGGAACCAAAGCCATAGCTGCCCAGACCCGAGAGCAGTCCCTTGCCAGCAGCAGTCCCTATGTCGTTGCCCTCTGCCAGACCAAGACCCGCAGCCACGGCACCGGAGCCAATGGCACCAGCCATCGTGGTGCCCAGCGTACCCAAGCCCATGGCGGCAACGGCACCGGGCAGGAATGCACTGCCAGCCAGACCGCCCAGAAGGGGTAGCAGGAACGGCAGGAACGCTTCAGGCTTTCCGGTGTGGGGGTTGATCGTCAGCTTGCCACCGGGCATGGCGGCGGCTAGGCCACGAAGCTCCGCACGGTTTACATGCAGGAGTTCAGTATCTCCATACCTGCCCTTGGAAGCCAGATGATTCGCAATGTCTTTATAGGGATGTGATGGCATTGCTGTCCTCATACACTCGTTATGGTTTGCCAGCCCGCGCCGGTATTGATGCAAGCCTTGCCGAGCGTGCTATCGAAGATCAGCCAGCCCGCCCTGTTTGTCAGGGTGACTTTCTCCGCCGTCGTGTAGGAAGGTAGCGTACTTTGCTGCAAAAGCCGGATGGCGTTCCATAGGTTCTGCACTTCCTGCTCAAGCACACGCGAGTACTGGTTGCCCCACGCAATTTCGTAATCCGGAGGCGGATTGGGAAGCCTCATCGCCTGCCATCCGATCTGATGTCAGCGCGGACAACACCAAGACGCCAAGCAACCCCAAGGTCATTGCTCTCGCAGCGGAAGGATGCGCTTCTTCCCCTGAGGCGGATAAAGCACTGCTCCGTGAACTGCTCCACTGTGACCGTCGAGGTTTGCGTGACTGTCTTGCTGTAGTTTTGCGTAAGGCTTCCGCCCGGATAGTTCTGCATGGTGAAGGTCATGTCCACGGACGGGTTCGCCGCCGAAGAATCCCTGAACGTAACGTCAGGAATGAACCTGTTGATGAACATGAACTGCTCACCATTCGGCGCTTCCATGGGAGAACTCTCGATGTAAGCCGTTATCGGAGATGGCGGATTGGTGCTGCCATCATCATAACCATACTCATGGTCATACAGGTAGCCGTCTTCGGAAGTGGCTACCGGCAGATAACTCGGACCACGATCAATCCATGCGGTCCTGCCGAGTGAGCCAGTGTACCAGACGTTTTCCCTGATACTGTAGATCACATAGCTGTCGCATTCATTACTGTCTCCGGGATAAAGCCAACCGACTTCATCGAAGTGACTGTTGCTGAATGCATAGATTTTCTGAGACTGCGCCATGGTCAAACGACTAAATACATAATCCGCAACGGGACAATTCATTATCTGAATGCGACCATTGTAGGAATAGAACTGGTTGTGACCCATCCAGAATGAAACATCTCCCAAGGCTACTGCCGCGTTGGGAGAAATGATTGCGATGTTCGTACCAATCTGAACGAAGCTGAAGACAAAGGGCGCTCCCGTCCAGCGCATCTGGTAGATGGCAACATCCGTGTAGATAAGAGTTTCTGCTCTTCCTTCAAGAACAGCTACAATCTTGGTGCCGACAGAAAGGCGATAGCCACCGGCTGTATTGATTACGGTCGGCGTCCAGTCAGCGGCATCTTCCGTTGCGGACCAGCGAATGAAGAGAGGGTCTTGGGTTGCCGACCCAATCGGGTTGGTCCCGAATGCAAGAACATGCCTCTCTTCAGAGGACACCATGATAATTGTTGCAACAACCGGGGCATCAGACGCGGCGGGTATATCCTCAAGAGGAACCATTCTTGCCAGCGGCGTGGTCGCATCCCAGTAATAGATGTTACCATTGCGGACATTCGCGATCAGGTCTTCTCCGTAGTTATCATGCGACCAGAGACGGAGATTTTGTGAAATGCCATCGGTGGCATCCGATCCCCATGTATCATGCCCCCATGTGCCAGCGCCCCACCCAACACCCGGCACTGAGTTAGCAAGACCAACATTGATCTGGTACTCAGCCTCAACCGCTGCGCCGCCTCCCGAAGCAACGATTTGGCCTGCCGTATCTACGGTGATTGTGTAACTGCTGCCATTGATGATGCCGGTGATCTGGTGTTCTTGGTTAAAGTCTCCTGCCGGGATACCGGAGAAACTGGTTGCTCCAGAAAAGGTCACGAAGTCATTCAGGACAGCACCATGGCCAGCGTCTGTCACTGTAACTGTGGTCGATCCAATGGTGGTGGCAAACGGATCGGCTGCCAAGGTAACTGTTCTGCGGATTGGAGTAATGTCAGTATAAGAACCACTGCCAGAATTAATGTAATACTTCAGGTTGGTTCCGAGTCCGAAGTATTGCCTTCCACTTAGAATCGTCCAGTTGATGAGAGCCCTGCAAATCCCCAGAAATGTAGAAGTCGAATACTTCTGCCAGCCCCCCATCTTCTCTGGAAGGCTCATACGAAACCGAACCCAGTTGGAATCAAACCAGCCAGTCTCGTTGGCATATCTGGTCAGGTCTTTGACGATCCCCGGCTTAAACTTCAGGGGGGTAAGCATCAGGACACCATGCCTCTAGTCAATCCGGATTGCGCTGATAGCGAAATCACGAAATCACTCCGTAGGATTCAGTGACGCGCATGTACACCGTTCCCGAGCCCGTCAGCGTGCCGCCGCCCGTCAAAGCGGAGCCAATAGTAAGCGCCGCAGCCGACGCAACCTGATACGTCCCAATGACGCGAAATGGGCTTGCGTGGTAGGCTAGGTTTGTGAACTGGATAAAGGCCGTGTTGAGCGTTGACGCACCGACGGTCACCGTCAAAGAATTGGTGGTGTTCGAGCCGCCAATAGACGGAATGTCGACTTCGATAGTCAAGATAGAAGTGGACCGGCGGGGCGTGTAGGAAAAGCTGAACGGGAATGCTCCGATAACCTTCATCGTGACGTAGGCTGTGTTGGTTGCTGCGGTGTCAACGTATGCCGTCGTCGCCAGCTTCGTGGAGTTATCGCCCGCCGTCTGCGTCGTCGCGGTCGAGGCAGCGCCCATCGATCCGGTATTGATAGTCGCTGTATTGATTGTTGCGGTATTAATCGTGGGAGTGTTGATCGTTGGACTGGTTAGCGTCTTGTTCGTCAGCGTCTGCGTAGCGTCAAGCGTGACAACCGTTCCGGAGGTTCCCGGAAACGTCATGGCTGTGTTATCTGTTCCGGTCAGCGTCAGCGTATTGCTGGCGGTAAACGTCTTGCCGTCAGCAATAGACAGAGTAGACCCGGTCGCCGGGGCGGTGATTGCAGTCTTGTTGAAGCTGGCTCCGGTCACAGCCCCGGTAACGCCCACTGTACCGGCCATCGTGGCGTTGCCCGTCAGAGCCGTTGTGCCGGTGACCGCAAGGTTGCCACCGATTGTAGCGTTACCCGTAGTAGACACCGAAGAGATACCGAGAGTACCCGCAACGGTAAAATCACCAACGCTGTTAATTGCCTCTACGACGTTGGTTCCGTCAGCGTAGACATACCGCTTCAGGGCGGGGCCTATGGTGATACCCGTACCGGCTGTCGTCTTGACCACGATGGAGAACCCACCCGTGGTCGAATTGGTAACGACGTAGTTTTTGTTCAATGTCGGAACAACCAGATTGCGGTTGGCTGTCAGGACCCCAGTACAATTGAGATAGACATGGCGACCACTTCCCGTGACCCCATCAGGGGTCGTGATGGTCTGATTGGCGTCTGCCATGGCAACCGTAGCAGCACCGACAATGGACTCCTCGATCAGGGTGCCAAGGTTGTTGTTGGTGTTGACGCCCCAAGTGCCGCTGTCCTCGCCCGTGGCCATCAATTGCAGCTTGAGATTGGTTGAGTATGTACTGGGCATTTAGCTAACCCTTATAATCGCAGATGAGGAATTAAAGGTTGGGAAGGTAATCGTGAAAACCCCACTCAGGTCAGAACGATCCATCCCGAAGTCCAGAACCATGACGGACGGGTTGGTGTACCCCACAGCATCTGAATTGTAGATCAAGGCACCGCGAGCGGTCAGTCCGCTGGCCGCCCATGTCACCGTAGAGAAGCTTGTAAATCCAGTGGTGCCGCTGGAGGAAGGGTTCACGTTGGTCAGGGTTGCCCCGCCCGCCGTGTAGCCGGAAACATTAACCTCCCCGGAGGATGAATAGGCCGTGGTCGAGGAGTTAAGCGTGGCGGAACTGGAGTAGAGGGCAATTTTGAAGACGTTCCCGGTCGTGCGGAAATCATGCACGCCCTCCAGCAATTGTTGTCTGAAACTGGCCGTGGGGGTCTGCTGAATCATGCAGTCACCCGGCGCTCATTCATTCGATATGCATCCCCAAGGTCCATGCCTTCACCAAGTTTCTTCAGACCACCCAAAGCAACCTGATACTTTTCCTCGTACAGCTTCATCAGGTCAGGGTCGCCCTTGAGAAAGGTGTAAGCCTCTGCCAAGCAGCCATAGAGCAAACAGTTCTCGGCATTACTGCCGAGCCACGAAGTTCCGGCAGTAACGATGGACTCCGGTTTGTGGAAGTAGTTGAGCCACCCTCTCAGACCAGTTGTCGGAGTGGGTGCCAAGATGATGGTTGTTGCATCGAACATCGAATACCAGCGAGGCACCCCAACCATTAGCGGGTTGGGGAATGCCGAACGCATGTAGGAGACATCCGAGTAATCAACGTGCGTGAACTCCCCCGCGTTGTTGATCCTGAGTTCGAATGGAGCCAGAAAATCAGAAGGAAGATCAGCCGTGGTTGAGCCACTTGGTAGATTGATCAGATCATGCTTCCGATTTGCGGGGAGGATAACCGACTTGGAAATCCGGTCTTCAGCCTGCCTGATGGCGACATCGATATAGGTATCGACAAACTCCGTCTCGGAGTTTTGCAGATAGGACTCGATAGCAGCTTTCAGCGTAGTGTATGTCCAAGCCACGGTTCATCCCCTCTGGGGGTTAGGTTAGAACGATCCCTTGAAAGCCTTGCCCTTGGTCTGGGCCTTGCCGCCACGGGCAGTGCCGGAACCAAAGCCGCTGTCGTCCATGCCCATGCCATTCATGGAACCCATCTTGCCAGACGGGGGGACCATCTCTTTGGGAGCCTTCACATTCCCGCCCTTGGCGTACTTCATCGGCACCTTGGCCGAAGACTTCTGGTTATTTGCCCGAGCCATGTTGCGACCAACAGACTTCATCGCGCCGCTGGTAACACCTTTTGCTTTTGCCATTGTCGTTCTCCTAACACTTGCTTTTAACGGAACCGCCACGCTTCATGTCTGCATGGCCGCAGTGATCGTCTTTGAAGCGGGTGACACCGCCGCCCTTGGCGTATCTTTCGCCGGAGATACGTCGATCCATGTTCTTAAACCCAATCTTAGATGCGGCGCTGATGTCCTCAAGGTCCGCAGCCCTTGCAGCCTCGTTCTGGTCGGTATATTGGTCCCACTGACTGGGCCGAATCCTTTGGCCCATCAGTTCGGGGCTGCGCGGGCGAATCGATGTCTTGGGGATAAATTCCGCTTCGTCAACGGCGTACTCTAACGACTTCGTCTTTTTGTCAGCCATGGTCGGTCCCTCCTAATACTTGCCTTTGACTTTGCCGCCAGCCTTGAGTCCCTTCATGGAACCCTGCCGGTCATGCTTCGCATCCATCGGGGACTTCTCCCAAGCCTTGAAGCTCATGCCCTTCTTGGCAGCCAGCTTCTTGTCCTGATCCTTGTCCTTCTTGGAATCTTCAAATTTACCCTTAGCCATCACGGATTCTCCTGAGTATTGGGAAATTGGAACTGACCATTTACGCTAACGAACCCAGCATATACCTGAGACTGGGTGGACGCATTACCTACTGGAGACCATCCCCAAAGTTGTCGGCTCTGGATCAGGTTGGTATCGACACGGGGGTTTCGCAGAGCCTGAGGATCGTTGATCGGGAATTTGCCCAACTGAAGCTGGGGGTTATCCAAATCCCAGCAACTGGAGCAAACCAGAAACCCGGTGGGGGCTTGGTTGTAGATTTCCGGACGAAGCTCATGGAGCAGGTAGACCCCCGCACACATGTCGCAAGTACCCTTGGCCCTCCTGCCAGCGGCAAACCGGCTCGTCATTTCATAGCCTCTGGGGGATGAACGGCACGAACCGGAAGGAAGCCCTTGTCCGGTCCTCGTCCGCAGCCAACTGCCACTGCTCTTCGTAGATCGTCTTCAGCCCAGCCACCCGGTCTATGGCCGAGGTTTTCTTCATCGCTACATAGTAAGCCAAGCCAGCAATAAGGGCGGGCATGAAACGGAACGGCATGTCCATCACGTTGGAGGCCGGGGTGCCGGTGTCCTGAATGCGACGGAGCCGCCAATAGGCCAGCGTGTAGGTCCGGGCAGCATCCGGGGTCGGCCAGACCGTGAAGGTCGGGGTGATCTGGCGGTTGACGTAAACCTGCACCGGGCGGCCCGTCACCAGCTTGTTGGCGATGGTGGCGTAGGACGATACCGAAATCTTCGTCAGGGTGTAGTCCTGCTGATTCGTTCCGGTGCCGGTACGCAGC